TTTGTACGATCCAACTTTAAGGACGCATCCACTAGGGCTTGCTGTGCCTCAACTAACTTATCAGCGTCACCTGAGTCATAGGCTTCCCGGTAGTTCCTTTTCGCCACCTCAACGTCGGTTTCCGCCGCAGCTTTAACTGTGGCTAGATATTCTTGCTCCCCAGAGGACAGCGTAGCCTTCAGGCGCTTGTTCTCCTCTAAGATACTTTGAGCTATCCGTAAGGCTTCCTCCTGCTCCCGGAATGCCCTCTCTTTTTCCCGGCGCTCATCGTGCCAAGCCTTCTTATATTGTTTGAACCGGCTAACTACCTCGTCGGGATAGTCCCCGCCGTCCTCCGGTTTTTCCAAAGCATTAACAATATCAGCAGGAAGTGGCTCCTTACCACGGTCTTCTTCAGGGGTGTCGTCCTCAATCTCGACGACAAAATCGTCTTCCTCCGCAACCGGAACCTCGTTCTCGATCTCGTCGGGAAACTTGTACTCGTTCTGTTCCATGGACATGGCTGTCTCCTTATGCTCGTGAAATACCGCGTGGGTCTTCGACTACGGCCTCGACTGAGTCATCATTAATAATGCGGAACTCCCGCCCATGAATCTTCAGTCTGGTGCCGCTATTTGGACGCGCCAAGATAAAGTCCCCCACTTTGCACCAAGGGCCATTTGGGAATCTCTTGTCGTCTTTATAACAGTCGGGTCCGAGTTTCACGACAAAGAAGACCGTGCTAAGGACTTCCTCGTAATGTACGGTTTGACCTGCCTTTAACAGGCCACTGTCGTACTTCTCTTCTATTTCAGGAATGGCAACTAATATCCGGTAGCCTGACGGCTCCGGTAGTTGCTTTGCTTTCTCGTCTGCGGTCTGTGGCAGTGTTGACACTTCACCGCTTTCTGTAGCGATGGCTAGTTCAGTCATCTGAATACTCCATGTGTTTTGCGAGGTCTAATATGTATGACTCAACTGCGGTGAGACCTCGAATTTCACCGCAGATAAACCGGTACTCGTCAAAGCTCTTGGCTGAACTGTTGCCTAGCCCGTCAGATAGTTGTGCCCGACGCTCGCGTAGTTCTTTCAGTATTGCTTCGATTACGTTCATTTAGGCTTCCCTTTCTGTGGGGGTTGGGGACGGTTCTGCTGCTGGCGATGCTTATGCAAATCTAGAGCCGCCCTAAAGCCTTCAGTCTCCTGTTGTCTGTCAGATTTAATGCGGTCGGTCTCAACCTTAATCGCCATATTTGCCCCGGCGATTTCTTTCTGTGCATCGATGCGCTGCTTCTCAATCTCCAGTTGCGCCATGCGTGCGGCTGAGTCCGCCTGATCTTTAGCAATCTTGCGCTGAACTTCTGCCTGCTTGATCTGCAACTCTTGCATCTGCATCTGGATAATCGGGTCTTGCATCTGCTGTTGAGCCTGTTGCTGCTGAGCCTCTGCCATATTTTGTTGTAGTAGCTGCTGTGAGGCTTGCGCCGCCGCTTGGGAAATCTTGACCTCCATCTCCTTCGGAATCTGGATGTCGTCGTCTTCCTCGTAGTTCGGGAGAGTTATACCCATCGTCGCTTCCATCTGCTTGCGGTACTCGAAGCCAACGTGCTCATTAATGTGAGCCATCATCGCCGCTTGCATCATCTGCGCTTGTGGGTTCTGTCCAATAATCTCCTGCACTTTCGGGTCTTGCATAGCCCCCATGTGTACAGCGATATGCGCCTGATGATCCTGATACAAGAACGCTTTGACAGGTTTACCCATCAGAATGTTCTGGTTCTCAGTAATCGGGTCACGCGGGCGCGTGTCGTCTTCAGTTGGTACTAGCTTCGTGTAGTTCTTAATACCCAACACATCCAACATCTGACGGTGTAGAAGTGGCATGTCATACAGTTGTGGTGCTGTTTGAGCCAGCTGTAGTACCGCTTGATACTGCACAACCTTCTGACTCATCGTCGCAGCGTTTGGATCACTGACCGGAATCACATCTACTTGGTCGTAATCACTCTGCTTAGCCTTACGTGTACCGTCAACTGGCTCGTAGTCGTAGTCAGGTGGTGTGAAGTCTCTGATGATCTCTTTGAGAAGTCTAAACTCCTCGTGCATCGAATAGTGGATGCGAGCCTGCACAGCAGACATGATCTTCAGAGTTCTCTCAAGAATCGCCAGCGTAGTACCCACCGGGGCTTGCGCCGACATGTCAGACACTTGCAACTCAGCTGCGTTAGCGAACCGGCGACCTTCTTCAATGATCTGGTTCATCAAACCAGCCAACACTTGACTTGGTTCTTTGTATGGCAGCGGCAAGATGTTGTCGCGTATCGCACCACTCGGTACATCCACGTCTCTGAATTCACCCGGAGAGATCGGTGTGTCGTCACCCTTAATACGCATACCACGGGCTTTCAAACCCCCCGGCAGGTTAGACAACGTACCAGCATCGACCAGCTGACGCATGATCGATGTACCGCTCTTCGCATACGCGCCGATTAAGTGGATAAAACCAAAGCAATAGAAGCCGAAGCCGGGGATGTAACCATAGTGCACAAAGTGACTGCGCTTGTGCTTTAGCTTGTCGGTTGGCTTGTAGTTGCGGCGAATCGCCAAGACCTTCTGCGTAGCTTTATCCATAGTGACGATGTACGGCAACTTAATACCTGTCTCTTCACCGTCGTCATCTGTGTCCTCGTACCCCGGCAGGTCTAGATCAACCTGCATCTCAAGAAGCTTGTAACGGTCATCCGTAGTAGCGCGGAAGCCCATTTTCTCAGCAATCTTCTTTTCGACTTCCTCAATCGTATTGACCGGATCACCTAGATCAATGTCTCTATAGAAGCCGTCAACTTGCAGTCGTCTGATCTCGTTCTCAGTTTTACGCATCACGTGCGTGACACGCTCCGCTGTCTTTAGACTTGACGTGCCATACGGCACAACAACATCTTCAGCAGGTACATAAATAGATACCTGCCGACCCAACGCTGGGTCAAAGTACACCTTCTTGAACGCATTACCAGACAGGCCCAAGCCCCATAACATACGCTCATGTTCAGGGCGGTATTCAGGCATCTCTTCTGTTAATCGGTAGTTCATGTCGTCTCTGACACGCTCAGCAGCCTCTTTCTTTTCAGGAGTCTCCTTACCGATAATTTTCGTCTTAACCGGCCCAGCAGCCGGGAAAGTTTCCATGATCGTCTCCGATTGGAATTTGACGAGTGCTTCTGAGAGAAGAGGGTGTGTAACTCCACATGCGCCTGCCCACGGTTCTGTTCGCTCTTCAAGTTTCATCCCCAAGAGATCAAGACCATCAACATACGTCTGAATCCAATCCTTGCGACTCGCTACGTCATCTTCAAAGTCATCAATCAAATCGCTTGCAATCGTCGCTAACAACGACTCCGGCATATCTTCTGCCAAGTTCTCTTCAAAGTCGTCGTCATCCATCTCTTGTGGGTCGATCTCAATCTCAAGACCATCCATGCCGATAGTTACCGACTCTGGGTCTTCAATCTCAATCTCCAAGTCAGGCTCTTCCATCACCGCCTGTCCCAAGCCCTGCGGGGCTGCGTATAGTCCTTTATCGATACTCATCAGTAATATCCTTTATGCCTCTTCGACTTGAACAGCTGAATCTCTTCAGGTTCGTCGTTATGTAGTCGTATAAACCCACCTTGCCGGAAGCGGAGCAGAGCCAGCGTAGTCGAGTCCACTAAGTCATCATTAATGCCAGACGGAAAGTCATTACACTCTTCTATGACCTCCATCGCCCAGCGTCGGTGCGGTGCCCACACCACACCACCGTGAAACAGTGAAGAAACAGCATTGACACGGGATATCTTGTCTTGCCCCTTGCCCGGTGTGAACTCTTGTATCGGCACACCCATGCGCCTCATCTCCTGATATAGAACAGAACCAGAAGACTTCTTCTCCACGATAAAGGAGTCAGGCTCCCAATCACGGTATTCATCCAACACCAACTGCTTTAGCTCCGGGTACTCCATACGTCTCTTAATAGAGTTAAGCAGGATGATGTTGTAGTTGTTTACTTCCTCGTTGTAGAACACACCCCACGTTGTTAGGGCGTTAAAGTCAGATCGATTGTTGGCTTCTTGTGCCGCATCGAGCGACATAATCGTAAATTCACACTGTGGCGGGTCGTCCTTCTCCCACATCTGCCACCACTCACGCTTTATAAGCGCTCCCTCTTCCGAGGTCGGTTGTTGCATGTACTGTGCATTCCAGTAGCGAATATCCAGTGATGCCTTTTTCGCCAGCAACTCCTCAACCGGCCAGAACTCGGGCCAGAGGGCTTGATCGTTCTCGTCGATAGCCGGAAATTCCACCACTTCCCAGCGATCCACATCCTCGCTGCGCTCCATCTGCGTGATAATTTGCCCAGTAAGATCAAGTTTGCTCCATCTGGTCATCACTACAATAATCGCCCCACCCGGCATAAGTCGCTGGATTGGCCCTGACTGAAACCATTCCCATGCTGGTAGAAACACCTCGGGTCGTCCCAGTTTTGCCTCTTGCTCAGAGTGGGGGTCATCAATAATAAACAGGTCAGCACCACGACCAGCAAGAGCACCGCCAACACC